TGAGATCAAGTCGAAGTTGAGTGGAACAATGGAGGAATGCGCTGTGCCAATTGGAGTCACATAAGGCAACGCTGTCTGCAATAGCCGATTGTCAAAGTAGATTCCGCTGGAAAACCTCATCAAGTTGCGATCATTGAACTGCATGATCCGCTGTTCGTTCACCGACAAAGGCACGTTGCCCCACTGCTGGAAGTTTCGAACCGATGCGGAGAACGATCTGATGGAAGGCTCAAAGCTCTGGAAGAAGATATCCTGATTTACTGGAACGATGGATAAATCGTTGACGGTGCCATTGGACAGCGCCAGAACCATTACCGGTTGATTGGCGGAATCGGCGGCAATCCAACTGGTACGATTGACCGGAACCTGAAGTTGATAGATGGCTTCCCGCGTCGAGATATAGAGCGGTCCTTGGCCCAGCTGCGTGTTGATGTTTGGCGCGTAGAAGATTGAGCGGATATTGCCGGCCCCGGATGGAACCGAGAAACCGTCTCCGCCAATGGCCAGTGGATTCTCGGTCACCTTGAGAACTGAATCACGGAATTGATACTGCTGCGTCCCAGAGCTGCCACCCACGATATCGCCAGCGCAGAACTTTCTTCCCTGAGCATACCACAACCGACCCATGTAATAGGCCATACAGGTTGCCGGTGGTATTTCTGAGGTTGGCAGGTCCGCCACATCGGGCGGATCAACTGTCATATCGTAGATCGGTGTACCTGTCGCAACTAGATTGCCGGGGGCATAAGCGCTGGCATAACTAACCAGCTGCAATGTCACATCGTTTGGATCAGCCGTAGCGGAGGCAGTGACCAGCCAGGTTGCTCCTACTCCAGAATGAGACGCAACTGTTGCTCCCAAAACTGGATCAAGATATCCGCCGGGAGGATTCTCTGTGAAATCCAACAGAAAATATACAGTTTCGCCGGCGGCCGCTCCGGGATAAGGAGCGCCGAGAATAACCGTAACCGGATCACCCACATTGGGCATAACCCATAGATTCGTTTGGATAACTCCAACATCGGTTCCAAGCCCTGCGGGAGCCGTCGTTTCATTGCCCAGCGTGATACCCAGCGATCGACGCAGCGTTGTTCCATCCCAAATCAGCGGTAGTGTAACCGCATCGCCAGCCTGAATGACTATGAATTGTTCGGCCTGAACAAACCAGCACCGTTCCGTCACCGGATGAAACAGATTGAATTGAACAGACAGATCAACCGCAGCCGCAGGATTGTCCACGTCCACCTTCCACACATGACCCTCGATCACGCAGATAATGTAGGGGGCTTCGGTGTTCGGCTGATAGACAATGCCATATTGCCATGTGCCAACAGCTGGGATCACGCCGTTCTTTGGCCACCCCGGACGCTGGGTAATTCCTCCTCCGCGAAGAGTGGCGTTGTTCAACCAGGCCAGCTGGTTTCGTTTGAGGCCATGGGGTGTGCGCTCGCTGGCAACTGTGGTAACAAGAATTGAGTTGACCCCTCCACTCCAATCCAGCGATCCATCCAGGAATGTTACCTGCTCATCAGACTTTGCAGAGGATGCCATATCAGAATGCTATACTGCGACAACGCGCGCATGCCGGAATCTTGCATATTGTTATCGATTCATCAACGAGTTATCTTAATCAAGCGTGAAACGCAAACCATCCGAACGGCAGTTTGAACGGTATAATCTAATCTGGCCCATCACGATTGACCCGGTGGCCATGGAAATCGAAATGATTCGACATGGCGGCCGTTGGAAAAAGAAAGACGGCACATTGGCCGGAGAAGGGCTTTCCTTCCATTACCACCAGCTGATCTCCCTACTGTGGCCGGAAGTCATCTGGCATGATTGGGCCAAACTGCAGCTGGACTGTTATCTCAGATACCGGATCATCGGCCAGATTGGGCCAGCTTCGACAGGCAAATCCTTTGTCCCCAGCGCGTGCGCCCTGGCGGATTACTACTGTTACCCCGGATGCACAACAGTGCTCGTTTCTTCAACAACACGCGAAAGTCTGGAAATGCGCGTATGGGGAGAACTTAAGCGATTGCACAAGCTGGCCAAACAACGGAAGGAATGGCTGGCCGGCTATCTCATCGAGGGACGCCAGCGCATTGTCACCGATCCGCGCAGCGAAGCCAGCGAAGGACGCGACTTCCGCAATGGCCTGGTCGGTGTGGCCTGCAAGCGCGGCCAATCATTCCAGGGCATCGAGGAATACGTCGGCATCAAGAACAAACGGCTGCGAATGCTGGCAGACGAATTGCAGTTCCTGCCACGAGTCTTTGTCGATTCGATATCAAACATGAACAAAAACCCGGACTTCAAATGCGTTGGGTCCGGCAATCCAAAGGACACCATCGATGCGCTTGGCGTATTATGTGAACCTGCTGCTCATCTCGGCGGTTGGGACGGTGGGATTGACCAGATTCCTAAAACCAAAACTTGGGAAACCCGATTCCCACAGGGAATCTGCATCCAGCTCTGCGGCGCGGACTCACCAAACCTGGACGGAAAATTGGGCATACCGCTCATTACCCAGGAGCAGATAGATACCGATATCAAGTTCTACGGAAAAGATTCCATCCAGTTCACCATGATGGACATGGGGATGATGCCGCGCGGCCAGGGCAGTCGCCGGGTGATTACCCGCCAGTTATGCCTCAAGTTCGGGGCCATGGAAGAACCGGTTTGGCTGGACGGCCAGCAAACTCGCATTGGATTTCTGGATGCCGCCTACAAGGGAACCGGAGGAGATCGCTGTGTTTTTGGTGAGCTGCGCTTCGGATTGAACTCCGATCGCAAACAAATCGTTCATTTGGTGGATACCATGGTTCTGCCCATTTCGGACAAGTTCGCCGAGCTGCCCGAGGACCAGATCGCGCTCAAAGTCAGGGAAGAGTGTGAAAGGCGAAACATTGCACCGCAGAACGTCTTCTTCGATTCAACTGGTCGCGGCAGTTTGATGTCTTCTTTCGCCCGGCTCTGGTCACCGAATGTGGTTCCAGTCGAGTTCGGCGGCACCCCCACGGAGCGTCCGGTCGCCAATGGCCTGGATGTGATCTGCAAGGACTACTATTCGAAGTTTGTCACAGAGCTTTGGTACTCAGTCCGGCTCTGCATTGAAAGCGGTCAGTTTCGCGGGATGACGGAAGATGTCATGGCGGAGGGTTGTCAGCGGGAATGGACTATCGTGGGAGCCAACAAGATTGAGGTTGAAACCAAAGAGAAGATGAAGATCAAGACCGGCCGTTCGCCAGACTTATTCGACGGCTTGGCCTGTGGCATTGAGGGTTGCCGTCGGCGCGGCTTCACCATTGATCGCGTGTCCGACTTCAAAAAGGATCGGCGCTATGATCGCTGGAAGCGGGACTTGAAAGATCGCAGCCGGAAGTTCTTCCACTCCAACGAACTCAGCGTTCATGCGTAAAAAACCCCGGGGCTTTCACCCCGGGGCCAACCCACCATGAAAAGGTGCGCTATATGTTGGCTAGACGTCCTCCCGCGCACCACAGGAGGCAAATCATGGATTGTCAGGGTCCGCCAGGATAGCCAGTTTGGCCTTTAGCTCGGCACGTTCATCATCGGTAGGTGGATTGCCGTCGATCCACTTCTGGACGGTGCCGGCCAGCCCGGGAATCGCCTTGTCCAGGGCCTTGCCCATGACAACGAAAGGTATGATTTCAGGCCGGAAGATGGATGCGATATCAGCGCCCAGTTCCAGATTGCCAATGATTTCCTGGACGAGAGTTTCGAGTTGTTCAGGTGTCATGGATTCCTCCAGAAGTTGGTCTGACTGATCAGCCAGATGATGTTACTGGACTGGGCGTTAATGGCGGCCAGCCCTGCTTCCAGTTCTGGCTTTAGCGCCTTGTTTGTTTCGTATGACTCGCGCAAGCCGTCTATGAGCAGGACGGTGTTGGCGAAGCTGAGCCTTGCCCGTTTCACATCGTTGGACAGCTGGTTCAGCTTCGCAAGTTGCTCGGAACTCAAAGATGGATTCGAGAGCGCGGTCAGCAGGTAATTGGTCCATCCAACGTAACCAGAGGAGACCAGGTTCACCGCAGCCTGCTCGGTGCGAAACACATGCGTTGAGAAACTGACGCACCCAACCAGCGCCATCAAGGCACAAACCGCAAGAAATCTCTTCATTGTTTATGACCATCGTGGGTCTGCCCAGGTTTGTCAACACCGCCATTTCTCCTGGCCTCATCCAACTTCCACACTGACTTGTCGAAGAATGCAACCAGCATTCCTGTCCATGACATCAGAATGCCACAAATCAAACAGGACTGCTGTTCCCATCCCATCGAATTCCACACCACATCCGTCATTCCAGTGACCCACGCATTGAACAAGGCCCAGGCGCTGTAGAGAAAAATGCGTAATCGCACTAGAGATTTAGGTGTCACTTGTAGTAAGACTTGTCCATGTGTGCGCTGAGAATCGTTGTGAGCCGCTCCTGATTGATGGCCAGCGTATGCTGGCTGTCGGCAATCTTCGCCTGAGTGCGCTCCAGCCGTGAGACAGTTTGTTCGAGCCGGTCCACCCTGGTCAGGACGCTGAATCCATACACTCCAGCCGGAATGAGGAAGGAAATCATCATGAAGATGTTTCCAATTGTCAATGTTGGTTCAAAGCGCAACTTCATAAAGTAACCATGCCAAGTCGAATGGCAACTTTGGCCAGGCCGATTTGATTGTAAATATTCAAGCGGCGCATGAGCTGTGCCCGATGGAACTCAACTGTTTTAGGGGATAGATGTAATCGCAATGCTATGCCTTTTGTCGTTTCCTCCTCCGCAATCAACTGGAGGATTTGCTGCTGTCGGACAGGAAGGTCGCATGGATGATTTACTGGTTCGTGCCCGTTGATGACGGGAGAGCTTCCATTGAGATGCGCAAGGATACGCTGGGTTCGGACTGGTTTGTCACGGGACCAACCAGTACGCTCCAGGGGCCGTCCGGACTGTCGGCTACCTGTAATTCGGTAGGCCATACCTGCTTAACTTTCCAGCTGTGCGACCGAAAGTAAAGCAGCCTTCGTGGATTGGTCAGCGAAATGGACGGAGCATTTGTCGCGCCCACCGTAATGACATGATCCACTGGCGGCACCGGGTATGGAATCCTCATCGTGGCCGTCAGGTTGGTTCCGGCATTGGTCGTCCAGCTCCAGCGGTTGCTCCAATAGCCAGCACCGACTGTGTAGTTTGTGACGACGTTAGTACCAGGGGATGGGTCCCAGGCCAGGCGGA